CTGATGCTTAACAGAATGAATTATGTTTGCCTTCCGAATTTGCACTATTTATATTTCTTTGCTTTTTTCTTTGCAGTTCTAGCAACCGACAAAGCTATTGCCACAGATTGTGCTTGTGATTTACCACTTTTCATTTCTCGGCTTATATTCTTGCTTATTGATTTCTTAGAATAACCTTTAATTATTGGCATTATTTCTCCTAGTTATATAACGTGGGTAAGGGAAGGCACTTACCCACAATCCCTAGTATCAAATATAGAACAAAATGGCAACGAATAAGTCATTGTTTTTAAATGTATATATTTTATATAAATAATCATTTTAAAGTTGATATAAACATTTTAATAATTATATATTTTTAATATGAAAAACAAACAAACAAAAATAGAACAAGCAAAAAAAGAAATAATGAAAGTTCTTATAAAAGAAAATGCTTCATTAAATCTTAGTGTTGAAAAGCTAGAAGCTTTTGCTAATAGATTAGTAAATAGTTATTTAGCTAATAAAAAAGACTAACCAAACATAAAGGGAAAATATGATTATACAAAAAAAAATAGAAACTCTTAAAGAAAAACTTTATGACATTAATGTTTATTCTTTGGAATACGTTTCTCTATTAGATGAAATAATAGTTTTGCAATATCAATTAAATTCTGATGAAGATTGCAGTTATTATTATAAATCATCTGCTAGATCAAAACACCTAGCTAGATGTCTTGCTGATGATTGTTATAACGAAGCATTTGGTGAAGAATCGTTTTACAATTATCATGGTATTGCAATCTAACCTTAGGAAGGAAATATGACAATTTATAAATTAAATAATTTTGGTTTTGATTTGTTAATTGATTATTACCAAAACTTTGACCAAGCTGGTCAAGAAGGTTTTATTTCTAATAAGTCCAGAAATGATATTTTGGAATTGCTGTTTGATTGTAAAAAAATTAACAAAATTAATTTATCATCTTTAGATAAAGAATCTTTAAATGATTTAGTATCTGAAATAGAATCTGCTTTGGCTTCTGATGGTTTGGACATAGAGCATTTAGAAGCTTGTAAAATAAATACTAAAGATGCAAAAGAAACTGTTAAGCAATATAAGAATATAATTAACAATATAACAATATGAAAAAACAACTAGCAAAATTACTCAAATCATACCATAAGAAATGGGATTGCTTTGGTAATAAAAAAAGGAAACGTAAATGAGAAACACAGGTGTAATTTGTTCAATGAGTTACTATGAAATGAAACTGATGACAGCAGTTCTATCAAGAATCTTGTTGGATAATGAAGTTAGAGGAGAGAACACAAAAAAACGTATCTATACTCTAATCGGCAAACTAAACAATATGATGACAAAACAATGCTAGAACTTATATCAGATGTTGGTTTTTGGTGGTTTTGTTTTGCAGTTATGTTGGCAATCTTAATATGGGAGAACAATAAATGACAAGAGAAACTAAAGACGGAATAGGGTTTCTGGTAGCATTAATATTATTTAATTCAAGTATAGTATTATTCTACTGGATAATTAATTAGCTATGAAAAGAACTGTTGATATTGATATACTGAATGGTTGTGCCGAAATTATGCAAAAGTATTTTGTTGTGCAGGAATTTTCAGGAAGCAAAATATCCAGCTATGAAAAAGCAATTTACAACGCATTAAAACTAGCTATAAAAGGTAAAGGCAAAGATGAACTTTTTAAAAAAAGATAATAGTAAAGCATTAGGCGATTCCATTATGCGTGTTAAGATGGAAGAAGCTTTAAAGAAGTACCAAGAACGATTAGAAAAACAAAAACTGGAGAAGGCAAATGACAACAAAGACAGATCACAAACTAGCAAGTAGAGTCTTAGAAATTTTAATAAAGAATCAGCGAACTGAAACTTTATTGGAATACATAACTTTGGCTTGGAAACAAAAACCAATATTAAAGAAAATTGATATTGCTAATATCCATACTGAAGATTACTTAACTAAAATAAACAAAGGGAAAAATGAAAACATTATTAAGTTTAATACTTATTTTAACAATAAGTAACTGTAGCACTTACAAGCCAATTATTGACACGAAGGGTCGTGCTGGTACTTGGAACGAAGCTAGAGCAACTGAAATAACTGACGATATTCAGCACTGCACTATGTTAGCTGACCAACATCTATCTACAAGTACAGAAATACAAGCTTGGATTATAGATAACATTTTAAGACCAGCTAGTTTGGGTGTTGTAAGTAAAGCAGAAGATACCAAAAAGAATTACATTAAAAAATGCCTTGCTGGTAGAAACCATAACGTAATTAATTAGGAGAAACTATGACAACTGTAAGAGAAGAAATAGATAGACTTTATTTACAATCAAAACTTAATAGTCATATTGTTGCTAACGAAGCACCATACTATTACGATTTATGTTCTGTAGAAGATAAGACAATAACTTTAGATGAGTTTTATAAGTTGTTCCCTTATCATAACCCAGATATAAATTGTGAATATTGGCAAACTCAACACAACAAATGGAAGGAAATATGGAATCAAGAATCCAAATAGTAAATACATTAGCAAGTAATTTAAGATACTTGCGACACAATACTAAAGTTGAAGAACCTATAACAGGCAAAGTTAAATTTATGAGTCAGCGACAACTTGCAGAATTTATTGGTTCTGCGACACAACAGGTATCTAAATTTGAACTTGGCACAAATCAACTTAGTGCTGTTCAACTATACAAAGTTGGTAAAGTATTTGGTTTGTCTGTAGATAAATTATTTGATGCAAATTTAATCAAATCAGACTACAGTAAAACAATTAAACAAGATATTTATGCTTGATGTAATTATAATAGTTATATTGTTTGTTATACTAGTGTTTATTATCAGCAAGTTTAAAATATAAAACAAAAGGGAAGGTAAAATGGAAGAAATCAAACTATACAATGGTCAAGAAACTTTATTCTTTGACCCAATACAACATCAATACTTTTGGAATGATGAACAGTTGCCTAGTGCTACTGGTATTACTAAACTATTAACTCCTGCAAACGTAATTGGCTTATGGTCAGCTAAGATATGTTCTGAAGAATTTAAAAAGTTAATTAGAGCAGGTGTTAGCTATGATGAAATTGAATTAGTTAAGATTGCAGATCAAATTAAAAAAGCACCTAATCAAAGTATGGGTGATGCTGGTTTAGTTGGAACTCAAGTACATAATTTAATTGAAGATTATATTCATAAAGCAATTGTTCCTGAGATTATTAATCCTGAGATTAAAAAATCATTTGGTAAGTTTAAAGAATGGTACGATAAACAAGAAGGTTTAGAGATTGTTTTTACTGAACGCAAGGTTCTTAGTCGTATTCATAAATTTACTGGAACTCTTGATGCTATATTTAAAAACAAATCAGGAGAGCATATTATTTATGATTGGAAGTCATCATCAGGAATAAGAGATTCTATGTTAGTACAAATCTATCTTTATAAGATTTGTGTTAAGGAAGAACTTGGAATTGATGTTAAGCAAGGTGTTATTGTTAATTGCACTAAGCAAGGTAAATTAAATATTAAGGAATTTCCAATAGGAGATGCACAGGAAGAAGTGGCGATTGCCTGTCTAAAAATGTATCGCTACCTAAACAATAAGGAGAAGTAATATGAACGTACAAGGAGTAATAAAATACGTTTACGATAATAGACTTGCTAAAGATGGAACTGCTAATAAGTTTCCTAATTTCAAGTTTAAAGTAGGCGAACAAGAGATAGTTCTTTGGTCATCTATCTTGCACCCAGCAATAGCTAAGGGAAAAACTGTTTCAGTAGCTTGTGGTGCTTCTAAAAAGAATGGAAGTTTATTCGTTCTTACTAAAGAAGATAAAAGTCCAATGATACAAGAACTACCAACTGCTAAACCAGATACTAGCTTTAATGTTGATGATTTTGAATCAGAAAACTTTAATGAAGCAGTAACAGCTATTGAAAAAGATATGGCTAGTTCTACTGCACCTAGTAAATCATTTAATAAAGATGAATATATGTTTGTAATGGCTTTATTAAAATCAGGTATTGAATCTGGTAAAATAGATGTTACAAAGGAAGAAATTGATTTGAAGATAAAAGAACTTAAATTTTTATTTCAGATGAATTTCCATAACTAAGATTCTTATGGCGAGGGTTTTTGATTCAACGATCACACATAATCCCTTTATGTTTTCCCTCGCCATATCCTTGCAATTTAATGAAATATTATATATAAAAAACATAATGAAGGTTGTTAGAGAAAAGTTAATTGAGTGTAGCATTGTAGTTAAGGAACTCTTTGAAAACACAGAAGATGCTCTAACAGAAAACAAGGAAGGTAAGATTATTTCAGTGGATATATTAAATACAAAATTCATTAGAAATAATATAAAAATAGCTGATGGAGAAAATGAAAACTCAAGTTCAGAACCTAAGAGACAGACATCATAGAGTATCTATGAAGTATTTTGAACTAAAGCATAAAATGGAAAAGGCAAAAAGACTTAAAGATGCTTTAGAAACAAAAGTGGTTTTGAAATTTGAAGAATTACTAGCTTAGGTTAGTAACACAACTTAAAAATGTAAAGGAAGGTTATGGAAGATTTTGCTCTAAAGAATCCCGATACGATAAAACAAGAACTAGATTTAATTTCTGAACAAATGTCAGAAGCATTATACACTTTTAGACGTTGCGAAGAATTTAAGAAAATAACATTCAGTCAAATAACTCTTACTAAAAAATTAGAAAAGAATTGTAGTGTAAGTGAAGCAGAAAAGTGGGCTTATGCTGATGATAAGTATGCAACACTAGTAGAAGGTTTATTAGTTGCAGAAAAAAACTATTCAATTCTAAAAGGTAAATATGCTAACTTACAAAGCTGGGTTGATCTTTATAGATCATGGTTAGTAACAAATAGAGAACTGAGTCGCTAAATGAATGATAAAAAATACATTGAAAACTTTAACCATGAGTCTTATGAAAATCGCACTAAGAATTATCTTAACATTAGTGAAGATCGTTTCGTTCAGTATTGCAATAGTCGTGGCTATCTTTATAGGAAGCTTGGTCTTAATGCTGTTAGCGATTCTCAATCTTTCGCTGAAAGTGTTATACCTTTGTTTGCCAAACTCCCAACACTTATCAAAGCTTTCCCAGACTACTTCGTATACGCACCTAAAGAAGCACATAAGCAAGAGCAGTTCTTTGTTGAATTAAAAAATGCTACTTGGGAACATGGTAAGACTTTAACTAAGATTAAAGTTAGAGATGTTAAAAGATATATTTATTTTGAACAATCTTTTACAAACTATCATACTAAGTTTACTATCTGCTTTCCTTTAGCTGATAAGATTATTTTTAAAAGTGTAGACCAAATATTAAAGCTATTGCCAAAGTCGCAATTAAAAAGCTTTCCAAATGATGGTATAGAATACTTTGAAGTACAGTTAAGTTAGTGAATAGTATTTGAAATATCTTCATAATAATCGTGCCAACCACATTCTTCTACTTCAAATTCAACTCCAGTAATTCTAAGTTTTTTAACTTGTTTTAATGAAGCTAAAAAAGAACTAGCATTAACAAAACAATCTGTGTCAAAGAATCTGCAATAAGCTATATCTTCTTTTATACTCTCATCATTTACTTTCACAAAGCTTACAGCATAAGTGATTAAGTAAAAGTTCATTTTTTAAATACACCATCTATCATGGGTTTAAGTCCATAGATGGCAGAAAATATACCTACTATTAACCATTGATACCAAGTAGGAAACTTATCAAAGTATTCAAAAAATAAATCTAATTTAGCTTTGATATTTATATCATCACTAATAACTGCATAAGATAAAACAATAATAGGAATACATACTACAATTAAAACAAATTCATCTTTCCATGATTTGTCTTGGTCGTTATAAACTTCTCTTTGATATTCAATTTCTCCACGACTCATTTTTTCATAGTAAAGTTTTTCAGCTTGAGATTCTAAAAGTTCAGATTCTTTTCTGTTCTTATAGATGTCTGCACCAATCTTAAAAACTGTAGGTATGATGTTCCACCACATACTAATCTATTGCACAAATATTTATCTGACCAGTACCATCACCACCTTTGATGAAAGCAACTTTATCGCCAGATTTAAACTTAAATAAATTAACAGAATCTTGAGTTAGCATAACATCTTCTTCTGTAGCTGTTGGATTTGCACCAAACCTAATATGAGCATGAGTTCCTGATATTGATATTCTAATTGTTCCTGAACCTGTTATTACTGCAGATGATTGTGCTGATGTAGCACCAATAGTATGTGTTTCCGAGAAATAATCTGGGTCTATTGTAGTTATTACGTAATTTGACATATAAAACTCCTTAAATTTGCCTATTTAAACCCTCAAAATACCCCTAAATTTTAATGTTATAGAAGTTTTTAAGATAATGCTCGTTTTAAAGCCACGTGCCTTAAAACAAGCTATAAATCGTTTTAAATGATATTATCTACTTTTAGTTGAATCTATTAGCAGTTCTATGTAGTGTTTTGCCTTTTCTAAGTCTTGAACACCACCCTTCTCTTTAAATCGCAACACGTACTTTATTATGTTTCCTTCTACAAATCCAATATTATTTTTAACTATAAACTCAACTGGTTGTATTTTGTATTTTTTGTAGTGGTTTCCACCAACTTGTTTTTTATAAGACTTCATAGACTGTTCTTCCATTGGCTTTGTATGCTCTTAAATACATTTTACGATTATTGCCTTTGTTGTAAGAGATATGAACCCAACCTGAATTAATTTCTTCTGGTTTCCAAAATTCTAAAATTACTTGGTCAAATTCTTTTAAATGATTAACAACCCAGTCAGCAAGTTCTTTATTAGATACTCCTATAACTTCGCAATCAACAGCTTGACCAAGAGTGTGTTGTGATGTTGTAGAACTTCCTATAGCTTTGCATAATTCAGGAGAACGATAACCAGATGTTATTTTAATGTCTCCAAATTGATTTATGATTGGAGTTATAACTTCGTAGATTAATGTTTGTAGATTTATTAGAACTTGATCTGTTGGAGTATTGTCTATTCCAAGTCTTGTAGCACTCTCACTAAAAAGCAGTTCCTTCAAACTTACTTCTCTCATATATAGATATTGTTATCCCAATCTCCGTTACGTTTCAAATACATTGGTGTTAAATGTGGCATACCATTTGTAATTAGTCCACAAGATAGAATAGGTTTTTTTAAATTAAGTCTCATGTAATTCATAGCCAAAGCATCTTTATTAATTAAACAACCTACAGTCATACCAAAATTTAAATGGAAATCGTTACCATGAAATCTTACTTCTGAGATTGTATGATAATGACCCTGAACAACTGATAGAGCATATTGAGCAACAGCTTTAGAAACATCAGGAGAGAATTGATGTCCAAAAAGTATTCTACCTTTGCCTGTGTCTATAAAATGTTTTTCTTTCCATTCCCAACCTTTGCCTACTTCTAAGATCTGGTTATAAGACTTAATAAAAGATTTAGTCATTCCTTTTGCCATAGCACGTCTTAAAACCATAGAACCATGATTTGATTCTAGCAAAGTCATTTGTGGAAATAGTTTATGAAGTCTATGTATTTCTTTTTTACCAAGTTCTAATTCATCTTTAGGAGATGGAAGATCTGGGTCTATTGTGTGAGATACGTTGATTGAATGAAAATCCATTTCATCACCAATATTTACAACTGTATCAGGTTTGTATTTAGCTTTTAATTTAGTTAGGAATCCATGCCAATCTTTATGAGCAAATGGAAAGTGTAAATCAGATATGACTAATATTCTTTTATTCATATACGCAACCAGTTAGTTGTATTCGTACTATTTAGCAAGAAATATTGTTATCAAAGCCAAAGATAAAGAACCAGTGGCTACAAGTATTGACCAATATAGGTTTTCTACCTTTTTTTCCAGTTTATATACTGATGAACTTAGTAATTTAACTTCTCGTTTAATTCCTGTTATATGTCCCCTTAGAGATATCAGTTCTTCGTTGTGAGTTCTTGCCATTGTCTTTTTCGCATTTGCAAGACTTTAGCAAGACACACCCACCAATC